ACCTGTGACGGGGTGATCCACCGCTCCAAGTCCCCGATCGCCGACGACGCCTTCGAGCCGCTGTCCAAGTTCCTCTGCAAGGACTGCCGCCGTATGGTGCCGTGGTACGCCATGAAGCGGCGACCCTCGGTCGTCGTGCTCGAAGCGGTCGGCGGCGGGATAACGGCCACGCTTCAGCAGATTCTGTTCGCCACCGGAAATCGTGAGAGCCAGATCGTTGACGACAATGACGACGACTCGACCGTAACCGAGAGCGGCACTAACACCGCCGCCGGCACTAATGATAGTTCGGACTTGACCTTCGATGAGGTGTCCCACGTTGACGGAATCTTAAACGTCCCCGCCAGCGGGCACATGGAGACCATCTATACCGTCACTACCGCCACTTTCTCCGGTAGCATCGACTTCGTGCGCTGGATTCTGCGCGCGGTCCGCCAGGATATCTCGGGCGCCCCCATCGCCTCGCGCCTCACCAGCACCACGGCCACCGCGGGATTCGCCGCCATCAGTCATCCTGCCACCATCAAGAACCTCACCACCGCGCTGGCCAACTACACCATCGACGCCACCACCGACCCATCGGACGGACGGCCCTGGACCTTGGCCAAGATCAACGCCCGCAAGTATGGTTTCCAGATGGACACCACAAATAGTGGTCCGCCTCCGACCGGAGCCGAAAGCCGCACCCGTGTCACCGAGTTCCGTATCGAGGTCTGGGGACACTGATGGGTGCCGAAAACCCTGCAAAGCCGACTCCGCAAGAGATCGAAGCCCTGATCGCCGAAATGGCGAGGAACGGCGAAGGAGCGGATCAGCGCTGGGCGCTCAACATCCTGCGCCGCGAACAGGAAGCCGAAACCGTCATCCCGCCTCCACTTCAGGATCACGAGGTGATCGAGTACCTGATCCGCGTCATGCGCCCTTCGGGCCCCGAGCCCTGCATGATCGCCTTCCGCCGTTGCTGGCCCCACAAGGGTATGGACGGGATCAAGAAGCGCCCGGTCATCAGCGATCGCGACATCAGCCCCGAACAGATGCTGGCGGTCGAAAAGATCACCACTCTCAAGCAGTTCTACAAAGCCTTCCCCGAGATCAAGCCCAGAGGCGGAGTCCCCAAGGGCTACCCCTCGGGTCGCGGTCTGGTCGAAAAGCGCGATTGGTGCCGCCGAGCTGCCGCCCTGATCCTCGCCGACCGCGAACAGAATCAGATCGACGGCAGCATCGCGCAGGAGGGCAAGGATGCCCCTACTACGGCCAGCACGTAAGCCATTCGATCACCTCAAGCAGTTCGATAGCGATGCCCACGTCCGCCTGCTCCGACATGGAGCCCTGAAGGACTTCTGGACCTTCTTCCAGTACATCTTCGGCGCCCGGACCAATCCCAAGGGCAAGCGCTGGATCGATCCCGAAGTTCATGAGCCAATGGCGCGCTGGTTCCAGAAGCACGTCGATGAATGGTTCGACGCCCGGGAACGCGGCTGCGGCAGACAGAAGCACATCGCGGCCCTGGTTCACCGCGAGGTCGGTAAGACCACCATGCTGGTGCAGGCCGGCATCTGCTGGTTGCACCTGCGCGACCCCGAGATCAGCACCTACATTGGTTCGGAGAAGCTAGAACTCGCGAGTAAGTCCCTGAACGCGATCAAGGCGGTGTTCGACGGCACCGATCCCTACCCGCTGTTCGCCAAGTTGTTCGGCGATTGGAGTCATGGCAGTCGCAAGTGGACCGATAAGGAAATCATCCACGTCGCCCGCAAGAACATCAGCCGCCGCGATCCCAGCATCGGCACCTTCGCGGTCGAGACCTCGATCGTCGGCGCCCACCCCGACGCGATCTTCTACGACGATCCGATCTCCTACGAACGCCTGCAGAGCGACACCAACTGGCTGGCCACCGTCAACTCCCAGATCACCTCCCTCTACCCGGTGATCCAGTCCGATGGCCTGGTGGTCTGGGTCGGGACCAGGTACGACGATGCCGATCACTTCGGCGTGGCGTTCGAGAACGAGGGTGTGGCGAGCCTCGAAGGTCTGCAGACCGATCAGATCACGGTCGATCCCAAGCACGGTCAATGGCACGTCTACTTCATGGCGGGAAGGAACAGCGATGGAATCCCAACCACCCCCAAGGTCTGGCCCGAAGACCGGCTGAAGCGCTACCAGAGACGCGACCCGCTGCGCTACGCTGCCCAGGTCATGAACGACCCGACCCTGTCCGACACCAACCCACTGACCCGGGAGCAGATCAAGCAGTACGTCGTCAAGAAGGAGCAGGTGCCGTGGAACAGCCTGCGCTACGCCATCTGCTGCGACACCGCCTTCTCTGACGGCGACAAGGTTCATGGCAAGGACGAGACCGTGTTCATCGTCCATGGCTATCCTCGCAACGGCAGCGGCGACGTCTACGTCATCGAGGGCTACGGCTCAGACGCCTGGCGGGCCGAGGACTTCGCCAACCAGCTGATCGCCACGGTACAGCGCTACCGGAGACTGGGAAGATCGATCTTCGCGATCACTGACGAGATGACCCATGCGGGCAAGAAGGGCGCCTGGGACATGGCGCTGATCTCACGCTTCAACGACGCCGGGATTCCGATGCCCCGCGGCCAGTTGCTCCAGTTCAATCGCCGCAACGTCCGCAAGGAGGAACGGCTGGTAATCGCCGCTAGCTTCTGGGTCGATGGCCATGTCCGAGTGGTGGAAGACGCCCCGGGCACCGAGGAGCTGATGAAGCAGATGGCCAAGATCGGCCAGTACATGGTCAACAAGAAGATCAAGATCGACTGGGCCGACGCCCACGCCGACGCCTTCCAGCCCGAGCTTTACAGCCCGATGCGCCGCGCCGAGACCCGCAAGCCCTACCTGCCCGGCGCTCGCGGGATCGATATGGACGGAATGGACGGCAGCATATTCGAGGACTCCGACGAGTATATGCAATGGCGGGACGACAACCCGCGGCCCCCGGAGAGGGGGTGACCCACAAGCATCCGTGCTCGTTCTGTGGCAACATCGTGCCGTGTGCCGATAACAACTGCCACACCCGCAACACCTTCATCTGTGACCGCTGCAACGAAAGGCATCTGAAGGGCCTCGGTGGTGTCGTTTTGGCCAACGAAGCGGAGAAGGATTACCGCAGGAGAACCGGAGGGAACCCATGAACACGCTGTTCGGCATCGTCTTGTTCTCGATCATCGAGAGCGCCGTCGTCATCCTGTGGGCCAGCCTTGTATTCAAGAGCGAGGTCTTCACCGGCCAGCAGGTGCTGGGAGCGATCGTGTTCGTGATCGGCTATACCATCGAACACATCGTCGCCTACAACGTCGGCAAGGGCCGGCCGTTCTTCTCCTGGCCCAAGCCGTGATTGCGACGACTCGCACTACCTGCCGTCTCTGCGGCGGGCCGTTCAACAATATGCTCTCGCTCGGCAGCCAGTACCTGGCCCGATTCCCAGACAAGATCGATCATGACCTGCCGCGGGTGCCGCTCAACCTGGTCCAGTGTAACTCTTGTAGCCTGCTCCAGCTTGAGCACACCACGCATCCCGATCTGCTGTTCCGTGAGTTCTGGTATCGAAGCTCGATCAACCAGACCATGCGGGACGCCCTTCAAGAGGTGGTGGACGACGCCCTGACCTATGTTAGCAAGGGCACCTGGCTCGACATCGGGGCTAACGACGGCTACCTGCTCTCCTGTCTTCCGGAGGGCTGGACCAAGATCGCCTGCGAACCGGCGGTCAACTTCAAGCCGCTGCTGGAGGAGCATGCCGACCATGTCATCGCCGACTACTTCTCGGCCAACCACGAATGTCTCCGGGACAAGACCCGCGGCGCCTGCGACGTCATCACGTCGGTCGCCTGCTTTTACGACGTCGATGACCCGAACACCTTCGTCGCCGACATCGCCAAGGCGCTCGCCCCGGGCGGGGTCTGGATCAACCAGCTCAACGACTCCCCCACGATGCTCAAGACCAACGCCTTCGATTCGATCTGCCACGAGCACCTGGTCCACTATGATATCCACAATCTGGCCATGCTTTACCTCCGCCACGGTCTCTACATCACTAAGATCAGCTTCAACGACATCAACGGTGGCAGCGTCCGGGTCTTTGCCCATAAGGAAGTAGCCGGCCTGAGACCGCTGGGACTGCGGGACGTTCCCAAATGCACCCCCGAGGCGGTGGAAGCCTTCGCGCGCCGGGTCGTTCGCTGGAAGGAGGAAATGGGTAATCTCCTG